CAAGAAAGGCTAGAAAAAGAATCAGGACTACACAAGCATTTAGTGGACATGCTTAAAGAAAAACCAAGAAACGCGTATCACAAATTGTCTTACGGCATTTGGGAGACGCATTTAGCAGACTTTGGGTTCTGCGTTGCCCATACTAACGCAATACAAAAAAATACCCTTGACAAGCTAGAGCAAGGGTGATACATTAGGTGTCGAGGAAAGCTCGGCATACTTTACAACAACAAATAGGAGAAAAAACTAATGTCAATTAATATGGAACTAATGAGAAAGAAGCTCGCATCTCTTCGCGGAGAAGGCGGCGGAAATGAAAACTCAGTGTGGTTTAAGCCACAAGAGGGAGAGCAGGTAATTCGAATCGTGCCTACAGCCGATGGCGATCCCTTGAAGGAAATGTATTTCCACTATAATGTAGGCGATCACAAGGGCGGAATTGTTTGTCCAAAGCGTAATTTTGGTGAGCGTTGCCCTGTGTGTGATTTTGCGTCCGCAGTCTGGAAGGACGGGACGGAG